ACACATACTCCTTGTGAACGACACCATTTAGTATTAGGTGGATCACAACAATCGTCTTCAACACACGATGCGGTCATTTTATTATTTTCGGCAGTATCATGTAAATTGGTATCTAATTTATTTGGATCACTTTGTTTACTAGGATCAAAACTCCAATCATATTCATCAAAATTCATATTATTTCTAGCGTTAATATCAGCAATCAAGATATATAAGTGAATACCTCCAACTATTACGAGACCTAACGATAAAATATTAGTAAAACTAGGTGATAAAATAAATCGTTTTCTTAAAATTCCTAAAATTAATAAAACAACACAATATATAGTAAAATATTTCAACACATTGAGATATGATGCATATTGTTTTTCATTATATGTATTTAATTGAACCATTTTCTTTTTATTATTGTATTCCTCATCACTAATTATATTAGTCATTTTATATATATATATAAAATGATAATTAAATTAATTTTTTAGTTCCATGATATAACATTACAACTATTGCCGCAATCAATATTAAATATTCAATAAAAAAAGGAAATGGATTTGTAAATGCTCTTACTGTTAAATATACTACTAAAACTAAAAATATAAACAAAAACATATATTGTAAACGATAAGATTTTATCTGTAATGATGATTGTTCATATTGACCCTGTAAATTATTATATTTTGTCTGAACTTCTATATTATTAATGTTTTCTTGTTCGTGTTCTGTATCTGAACCCATTATATATATTTATAATATTATATGATGCTTAAACAAATAAATTATTAAAGAAATAAATCAGAACTATTAATATTATAATAAATCCAACATTTAAAATATTATTTTTTTGATTTGATTTTATATTTTTAATTACGCAAATCAAAGTAATTAATACTACAATACTCAATATACTTACTCGAAACCAATTATTTAATTTATCTGTATGAACAAGGACACCTTTATTGTTAGTAGTAGCTAATGAATAAATTAATGAATCTATTTGATTTTTTTCGTATTCGATTAAATTCTTAGTTTTTTGATCACTAATAATTAATGAATCAGTAGAGTTTTTCAAATGTTTTGCATATTTAATTATTTTGCCTTTTAATTTTTCAAGGCTTTCAAAGACATTAATATCCTTGTTATGTATGTAATATTCTTTTGCCAACATATATTCTGATACACTTTTATTAAACAAATCCTTTTTCTTAGAATAACTTTTAAAGTCATCTACATTTTCATAATTTTCTAAAATACCATATTTTATATTCAAATCAATATTTGACAAATTCGTACTGCTAGTTTTTTGTAATTGCGTTAAATGTGGAATAGCATCTATTTTATATTGATTTTCATACTTTCGTAATTCTTTTCCTTGAAGTAAATTAACACTAGATTTATTAACACTAGATTTATTAACATTAGATTTATTATTATAATTCATATACAATAATAATAGAAAATGTATTTATAAATTTCTTGTTCTTGTGTAAAAAACAAAACCACCAATTATAGATATAACTATTAATATATTTCCATAATAAGACTGGTTGTATCTGGTTTGTATATCACTTTGCATACCCTTTGCACCGTCTATTTTATCTCTTAATTCCATATATTTTTTTCTTAATTCGCCATTTTCACTATTATATTGTGTAATCTTATCATCGTTTACTTGAATACCATTTAATAACTCCTCAATATCCTTAAAAATACTTTCTTTGATATGAAAAAAATCATCCCCTATTGTTCTTAAGTTGTGTTGGTATGTTTCATTATTATCATAACCATCGTAATAATCTTTATTAAGCAATGAAGAATAACTAATCGATACATTGTTTAATCTTTCTTTATATTCATCAGGTGTATAATTAGGCATTATATATATTGTTAATATTATTGACACACTCTATAAAACAATGTATCAATAGCCGTTTTACTATTTCGTGTAATCTCACATATTTGTCCAGGTCTGATGCCAATTACCTGTGCTACAGGACTGAACCTTGATATATCGGGTATTTGTGAATTATCACTAATATTGTATTTTTGTTTAAAGGTGTTAGTTTCTTCATCATTCAATACTCTATGTTTTGGAACTAAAATATGATTAAGAATATTGAATTGCAATCGCTTAATATTAATAACATTAACATATATTTGATCCTGCAACCATAAATTAGACAATACACTTAGTAATGAATCATTTGGTTCGTCTTTAATAATAATGATAATATCATCTTTTTTTTCCAATACATTATCCAAATGAATTAAATCTTCAATATAATCATTAATATTTCCTAGTTTCAAAGTTTTATTCAAGTGATATTTTACATACACTTTTTTATCCTTTTTTTCCAAAAGCATATCCATTTGTTTATTTTGATACATACTATTTACCTCATTAATACTTGACCCAGTATATTTATTAACATCATACCCTTGTTCACTCAATAAATCAAGCAATATGTTTCGCGACTTAAATATTAGTTGTATTTCAGAACTTTGATGCGTCATTTATTTATTATAACTTAGTATTTTTATATTTATTCAATTTTTATATTTATTCAATTTATATTAATATAATTTTACATTAATATAATTTTACATCATTATGCTAAATCACTTGTAATAGTTTTTGTTTTAACTTCTTTTTCGTCCTTATTATCTTCTTCTTTTTTATCCGTTTCACTATCTACATCTAATATATTTGTTGAATTACTTTTATTTATATTAGTTATGCTATCGGTTACCGATTGATTTTTATATTCGCTTAAATTTTTTTCAATTAAATCATCTTGATTTTCTGTGGCATCACCAACAACGTAAGGTGGACTATCACCAACAACGTAAGGTGGACTATCGCCAACAACGTAAGGTGGACTATCGCCAACAACGTAAGGTGGACTATCGAAACCATATTGTTCTGATAAATTCATATAAGAATTAGGTTTATATTCGGGAGTTCCTGGTCCAACATAAGAAGATTCAGACAATTCCTCTATTTCGTTTGTCAAATCAATATTGTCTTCACTAGTTACTACTCTTCCTTTCAAAGATCTGGCTGCATCTATCGACCTACTCCAGTTATTCGGTTCTTGTAATAACAATAATTGTTGGGATAATATTCGTGACGGTATTGGGGTGCCGTCATCGTAAATAGCCTCGTCAATTTTCCACCCTTTCGGTAATTGATATGGATTTTTATCATCATGAGTCTCGTTATTCCAAAAATCTGTAGGAACACCCTTATTGTCTAATATTAGTGAGCCCCACACCTTAGAATCATCCATATATTTCCAACCTATTTCTTCGGGACTGGCTTCTGTGTCTTGTTTATCAGTAAGAGGTATATCAATCATAGGCACATTAGTGTCAGTAACAATATCCTCATTAGCAACATAATCACTAATTATTTCCGATGGTGGTAATTCGCGTTTATTTACTTCGCGTGTTGATTTACTTAGTTCGGACCTAGTCTTTGCTACAATACTGGCGATTGTTGTATTTTCACCTAATAATTTTTCAATATTATTGGATTTAGTCATCGATTCTAATTGATTAATATTATCTTCTGTTATGATTCGCATTTGAATATTCATACATTGTAACTCTTGTATTAGTAATTTCAAAGCATATGGAACTCTTACAATACTAAACGAACGACCATATTTAGAAACATTGTCTATTTTTAAATTTTCTTCTGTTCGTGAATTAGGACCATCTGTAATCTTATCAACCGTTTTTGTAAATTTTAACGGTCCATCCACATATGGACTCAAAAATATATTTTTGCTTTCATTGTAAATAGCAATCATACCTGAATGATTACAAACGGCCATATAGTAATCGTCTCCTCTTACCAACATAGATTCTTGTAAAAATTTAGTAGCACCGTGTCCCAATACACCGTCACGTTCCATCTCTCCAATACGCAAACCACCATCATTGGCCCGTCCCTGAACAGTTTGGCGCGTTAATAATGTTCTAGGACCACGTGCGCGATAATTAATTTTATCTTTAACCATATGTTTCAATCTCATATAATAGGTAGGACCTATATATATTTCCGTATCTAACTGTTCACCCGTTTCTCCATTATATAAGATTTCACAGCCACTTGAATTGAAACCATATGTTTTGAGTATATTACCATATTCGTTGTGTTTAGGACCTTTATTTTTAAAAGCAGTGCAATCACCAAAACCACCTATAATCGATGACGCCTTTCCCATTAAGGTTTCTACAAGCTGTCCAATAGTCATACGTGATGGAATGGCGTGTGGATTTATAATTAAATCGGGTTTAATACCGTCCTCAGTGAACGGCATACTTTCTTCTGGAATCAATAATCCTATTGTTCCTTTTTGTCCGCAACGCGAACAGAATTTATCACCAATATTTGGAATACGTTCATTACGAACCCTTACTTTTGCTAAGCGAAATCCTTCTTCACCTTCGGTTATAAATGCCTTATCCACGTATCCTTTTTGGCCTTTCTTAGGAAATACTGAAACATCTAATAATTTATCTGGATTTTCCACATTTGACATTGTCTTTCCTATGAGCACCACATTATCATCTAAGTATGTATTTTCTTTTATTATACCATGTTCATCAAGATAACTGTAATCAAAACCAGGTTTTTGACCAATAACATTTTCATTTTCAATATTGGTAAATTTAGAATCGACTTGATTTACACCAACATTCGAACTTTCCTCATATGACTCATACATATTAAAATATGTAGTTCGAAATAATCCTCGTTTCACAGACCCCTCGTTAAATAATATGGAATCTTCTACATTGTATCCATTATAACACATAATGGCTACTATTACATTTTCGCCATATGGGTGTTGTTCATTGCTTATTTTATCCAAATACATACTTTTTACTAACGGTATTTGTCCATTATTTAAGACAACACCCATTTTATCGATTCTAGTTTGATAATTCGAATGATATAGCGAAACGGCTTGCTTCATTTGACCACATGCGAATAAGTCACGTGGAAGCGGATTGTTCTCAGGAAATATAACTTGATTACCCATAACACCCAAGATGCACGAAGGATGGATTTCAATATGTGTATAGTTCTTGCTGGTATTATAATCATGCTTTGTTGATATCAAAGACCCTTCCGCTTCTGAGGTGTCTATATATTCAACAATTGCATTGCTATCAACCAAATCATCCAAGTTCGTAGTGTTATATAAATCGGCAACTTTCATATAACTTTTTTGTAATGCCAAATTAAATCCGTCTTTTTTAGGAGCAAAACCACTAATCAAATTTTCCCATGAAAAATCATTCTTATCCAACTTTTCTGTAATAAAATCTTTATCATAACTGGCTTTATTGTTAGATATATAAAAAATAGGCCTACATAATCGTCCTGCATCCGAATTTATATATATAGTATTATTGGTTATATCCCAATGAATGCTTGTATAAATTGGGACGATTGCCAAACGACGATGTTCTTTAAATAAATCAACGGTTTCTTTTGGATTTGAAATAACTCCTACCCAATTACCATTGATAAACACTTTACATAAAAACGATATTTGATATGGCGTATTGTCTGACAACACCTTTATCCTAGAGTTTGTTTGTAACCATCTAAATAATGGAATACCTGAGACACCATTTGTTATAAACGACATTATTGCCAAATGTTTATGAAGTCCAACGTTTCCACCATCTGGTGTATCTACAGGGTCAATTATACCCCACTGAGACGAGTGTAATAAGCGTGGTCCAACGACTTTGGCACTTGCGTCAAGTGGAAGGTTAATTTTACGTAGGTGCGAAAGAGCCGAATTATAACTGAGACGATTTAGATCTTGGACCACACCCACTTTCTTTGTGTGTTCTTGTGCCCCCCAATTACCTTTGAATGCCTTTTTAAACCCTGTTTCGAGTACACGCTCAGAAAAGAATTCTTTATAATTCAATGTTATTAAACCTATAAAATTGGTACTCGTATTGTAACTACCTTGATGATAGTAATATTCTTTATCTATTTTTTGTGCAATATTTTTTTGTTGTAAATTATAATATTCTTTAAATAAATCATACATTAGCGAACCTGATAATTCAACACGTTTATATTTGAAACTGTCACGATCAGTCGGTTTTGATTCCTTATTATACACCTTTAACATTTCTTTTACCATATGACCAATGAAATATGCCTTGTCTTTGAAGTTCATCTCACCAATATGTGGTAGCAAGTAATTGGATAATATTTCCATAACATGTGGAACAGTTTTACCCTTAGTAAGGGTAGCAATATATTTAAGTGCCACTACTTGATTAAAAACCTTTCCAGCATCGTGCACCGACGGAATAAATAAATCAACGTATGATTTATTTTTATTTATATCTAATAAGCAGTGTTCAATAATAGCCTTATCTGATTCAACCCCTAGTGCCCTCATTAATATAAATAATGGAACTGGTTTACGAACATTAGGAACTTCTACAACAATCTGATTATTGCTATATGTAGACGAAGGTGCTACCATTCTTACGGCCAAGGTTCTACTCGGTTTCGATGCGTCTTCGGAAACTGACCTTATTTCAGCGGAATGACTATATAATTCATTCACTTTATCTCTCACATAAAGCATATTATCTGCAAATTTTTCTTGTGAAACAATACATTTTTCTTTACCATCAATTATAAAGTATCCACCTCTATCATTACGACATTCACCTAGTTCAAAACGAACTGATGGAGACATTCCACTTAATATACATAAATCAGACATCAACATAATCGGAAATCTTCCCAAGAACATTTTTGATAAAGTTTCCGTATGTGTCGGTTTTTCTTTATCGGATGTATTCGGTTCTTGTTCGTTTTCATCTGGATTATGAATAAAAAAATCGACTTCAACATCATAATGTAGAGTTATACCGTATGTCATATTTCTTAGACGAGCTTCATTTGGATACATAAAGTGAGCTCTGTCATCGTCATATATCATAGGTTTACCATAATATACTTTATCTCCGTTTTTCCCACCTAAATATAAATTACACTTTAAATCAAAGTCTTTTGTAGTATCATTATACTCTTTGATAATACGAAGTGGATTTTTTTCCTTGAAAATTCTAGTAATACCATTTTTAAAAAAATCATTATATGAATCAATGTGGTGTCCAACTAAAGCATTTGGATTGTCTTCAAAATATTTATCTATTATCTTTTGAATATTTGGTTCATTCATATAATATACATTTAGTATTTTTTTATGCTCTAATATTATCACATATATTAAGACATCTATACATAAATAATGTTTTAAGCAAATATTATAACAATAACAATAAATTGTTATAATACTAAGTGTTATGTTATATTATTCTAAATTCCGCCATTTAACATTAGTAAACCGATTAAAATAGCCATCAAAATAATTGGAATAAGGACTAAGAACCACGAAAAGTTCTTGTAACCAGCCTTACATATGGCATTTAATACAAAAGTCCAAAATAGGATATAAATTGTTTCGGCTAGAAAAATCATAGCTGTATTCGGAACAGGACATTCAAACTCACCAACACAATAACTATTTGTATTTCCTGCATTTTGGAAAATCATGACAATCATAGCAAAAACAGAAATTACTAAATAAAGATGCGCAGGTGTGCATAAATTTCTGAAATCCTTAATTACTTTTTTCATTATATTAATAAAAAAGATATAAATTTTATTAATGAAAAGTTATAAAAAAACTATATATTGACAAACTATAAATTATGGCCTTGTGTCGGATCACTTGTCATATTTTTAGGAACTTCAACACCGTTGAGAGTCATTAATACACTTGAAGGTGTATCCATTAAGTTATACCAACCATTCATAACGGGTGCCGGTGTTAATGTGTTTTTTGCGTTGCCCCCTTTCATTTTATAAATGCGCTTATTAGTCTTTTTACGATAGTTACTTTTTTTACGATAGTTAGTTTTTTTACGATAGTTACTTTTTTTACGATAGTTAGTTTTTTTACGATAGTTAGTCTTTTTACGATAATTTGTTTTTCGCTTAATATGTTTTTTATTTTTACGCGTGTGATGTTTACTCATATATATTATTGTAACAAATAATATATAAATTATTCAATATCAACATGGGTCAACATATGTCTACGACAGCATATTTTATCCAGTCTGAGTTTATCTAATACTTCACCTTCGTGAGTTTTATCTGTATTATCAGGTGTTAAATAAGTAACAGTATTTACATCATTTGTGGCATCTTTCAAACGCCTTACTTCTTGCTCATAATACCGATATTTATTAGCCAAAACTTTACCACATGTATAACACTTAACAGGAA